TGGACCTACTGAAAGTAGGTGTTAATCCATCAAAATCATTAATATCAGAAGAAGTTTCTGCAATTGAATTTGCTAAACGAACTGGTATTAATGGAATTGATGTTTCAGGCTTGAGTTGGAAACAATTTATAGCTGAAAACTCTATAATGGGACGAATGAACTTAGTTCTATCGTCTGCTCGTAGAGGGTTAATCACTTCAGGCCCAATGTTATTGAAAACATTGAGCCGAACCAAAGGTGATGATATAAGAAGAGAAAATTCTATTCTTATGACATCATTTTTAGGACTTTTAGGTTATTTTGTTAATTCTAACAGAATAACGCTGAAAGATGCAGTAGCGTTCACAGTCGATCCTCAAGATGAGGATTTGGAAAACTTGGATAAACCAAGTTTACCATTTACTATGACGTTGCATGAAATTGTTGATTTATTAAAATCGATGACAAATGTAACGGAGGGTAAGTGGGTTCCATCAAGAATATCTTCTTTTGAAGATCGTGTTGATGTCGCTCGAACGGAAGTAATTCCATTCATGGCGGATTCTATAGCACGAGAAGCCCTATCTGATATTATTTTATTTAATAATAAATATGATGAGGTCTTACTTTTGTATAGTAAAACACTGATCACTTCTGATTCATATGATAATCTTTCGAAAATTGAGAAATCTCAACTTGTTAGTTTCTCAGAGATGGTTCTTTTATTTGACCGGGATCCTCAAGACATTTTAGATGAAATTTATAATGACATCTATAAAATGAAAGAGCTTCCTAGTATGGATGAAGCTATGAACTTTAGAAATAAAGTTGATAACTTTACATCATCCTTCAAATTTGAATCCAACTCTAGAGTTAACAAACTTGCTGATCTTTCTTGGTTAGCTAAAGATATCTCTGAAGCAGGAAAACTCCAAGGAACTCCTTTTTATAAACTTTTAAGCCTAGTCTAGAAACCGTAACGTATTACGATAAATACACTAACCTATAAAAGGTTCTTATGAGACAGTTCTTCGGAATTTAAGTGTGGGATCTCAGAAATGAGTGAAATCACCTCTATGATCATAAAAATATATGTTATAGGACGTTGTTTCTTATTACAGAAAACACCGTAAGCGAGTCACTTTCGTCAATATTTTA